CGGGGCGGGATTCCTCAAGTGCGTCTGGGACGCCGGGCTCACCGATGGCATGGGGAACGTTTCGCTGAAGAACACCTCGCCGTGGTGCCTGTACGTCGACCCCTACGCCACCGACTTGGAGGACGCCCAGTACATCATCGAAGTCCACACCATGTCGGGAGCCGAGATAGAGCGCAGGTTCCCCGACACCACCCGTTCGATGATCGACGATGCCACTCTGACCGGGGACACCGACAGGGACCATCTGCCGCCCAGCCAGGTGACCAACCGGCAGAAGCAGGCGGGCCAGTTGATCCCCATAGATGCAGGTCAGGGCGCTACGACCTGGGGCGCACCGGGCGGGGCCAAGCAGCACACCGCAGCGAGACAGGAAGGGGTGAACGTCTATGAGTTCTGGCTTCGGGAGAACTACGAGGAAGAGGTGGAACAAGGAGATCCCAGCCTGGGCGACGAGCCTCGCAAGGTCATCGTCGATCAGTGGAGGGTGGTTGTCATGTCGGGCAACCGCATCCTGCTCGACGAGCTTGCCGAGAATCTATTCCATACAAATCGGCATCCCTACGTGCGCTACGTGGATGTGGAGACCGGAGAGTTCTGGGGATCGCCGATCCTGAGGGACCTCGCCCCCTGCCAGCAGGCCATGAACACCCTTCTGGCCATGGGGCAGAACAACATCATCTACACCGGCAACCCGGTCCTGATCGGGACCAAGGGATCGGGAGCGGACAGGACGACCTGGATGAACAAGCCGGGTCAGATCTACGACGTGAACGGCGGGCCGGGGCAGCAGAACAACAGGCCGGAGTGGATGCAACCGCCGAACCTTCCACCCTCGCTGCTCCAGTTCGTCCAGTTCTGGCGGGAGGAGATGGAGCGCATTGCAGGACTTTCGGCAACCAACAAGGGAGAAGTACCGAGTGGACGGGCCACCGACAAGCAGGTTCAGGCCGGGCAGGAGGCCGGGTTCATTCGTATTCGATCTGCCATACGGAACCTCGAACGGAGCCTACGTAAGGCCGGGGAGCTACTGGCCAATCTCATCATCATCAACTACGACGTTCCACGTTTCGTGGCCATTGTCGGCGACGAGGGAGAGATGTCTTCTATTCGACTGGCCGCTCAGCACTTCTACTCCCCCACTGTTGATTACAAGAACAAGGTCTCATTTGCTCCCCTGAGATTCACCATGCTGGTCAATGCCGGGTCGTCCAAGCCGACCAGCCGGGCAGCCAGAATCCAGGAGGCCAACACCCTGAAGCAGATGAACGTGGTCGACGACCAGTACGTTCTCCAGGCTTACCGGGTGTCCCACTGGAAGGCGGTACAGGCCCGCAAGCAGGCACAACAGCAGATGGAGATGCAACTTGCCCAGGCGCAGGCCGATGCCGGCCAGAGCAAGGGCGGCAAGGGCGGATCACCCAAGCGGCAACCATCGCAGGCACCGAAGCCCGGAGGGTAGGATCGAACTGGCTGACTAGTTACTGACTACTGAGAAGCGGCTTTTTCTCACGCAAGGGGTCGAGCGGTCAAACTAGGCCCCCCGTAGATACGACTGCGTAAAGACGTGGCGAGAAGTGGATCGCAAGGTCGGACCGGGATCGAAGACCGGGGGTAAGTGCTAGACAGCCAGTTGGGTGCTACTATCCGCGGCATGAGAGAAGCCGGCAACAAAGCCTCTGTCAGCCACGACATGAGCACCACCAACCGGGGCTCGATTCTCCCGTCTGAGCGAGCCGAGCGGGCGTGGCCACCTGGACGTGGCGGGCTCAAGGGGCGCAACGCCTTCCAGGAGCCCGAGGACTTCATCGTCGGCAGCCACGGTTGCATCGGCGGCGGTGACCCCCGCAACACCAACGATCTCGACGGCGACTTCGACGGCGGACCCTGGGATGATGGCGGATACGGTGCAGCACCAGATCCCGATGGTGCCTGGGAAGGCGGAAGCTGAAGACCGATGCCTCTCAAGTCCGGTTCATCAGCGAAGACCAAGAGCGATAACATTCGCGAAATGATGAAAGCGGGCCACCCGCAGAAGCAGGCCATAGCCGCAGCACTCAGCAATGCGCGGCGGGGCAAGCGTGGGGGCAAAAGATCTATGAGATCTACCCGTCGATCTGGGAGGAGGTGATACACATGGAGAACTTCTCAGAGGCCCGTGACCGTAAGGGTCATCGTGGAGGCCGCAAGCATGGGCGCAAGGGCCGGTAGTCCGAGCCCCCTGTGCAGCAGATCGTCGGGGGGAGGGTGAGATCCGACCTCGCCCTTCCCTCGTCGGAACCAACCAAGGAGAAAAATGGCAGACCAGAATCAGATCAAGCCGAACTACGGTGGCCAGCCCAAGGGCAAGGCCAACATCATGCGGCAGGGACAGACTGAGAACGACGCATATGGGCAGGACCCACATGCCAAGGGCCAGATCCCTGACGTCAAAGACAACCCACCGCTGTAGATGGCGGGCGGTAAGGGCAGTCAGGCCCCGGCCACTGCGGCTGAGGGATTGAACGGGATCGTCCAGGCGATCTCGGCGACGATGACTGCCCCCGATTCGGGTCCGCACCTTCCGTTGCTTGAGCAACTACTCAAGGCTACGGTCGGTGCGATCCAAGGTGGCGGCAAGGCGGGCGGTGCGAAGCCGCCAGGTCCCCCCGGTGCGCCTCCAGGCGGTCCCCCCGGAGCAGGCGGTCCTCCGGGAATGCCCCCAGGTGGAGGAACCAACATCAATCAGCTCATGGGTCAGGGTCCTGCCGGCCCTTCGGCTGGAGCGGACGGGGGTGCCAGCCAGTCTGGAGCCTCCGCAGAAGACGTGCGCCGGATGATCGGTGCCCAAGCAGGAACGGCAGGCTGATATGCCCAGCATCAGAGACCTATTCGCAGATCCCGACCTCATCGAAGAGGGGGATGACACCGAAATCGACATCGACAAGATCCTCGATTCGGTGACCGATGTACTAAACGATCGACATCCCGATTCCGTTACAGAACGACCCGACCCCGAAACGCCCGAAAAGGGCGAAGATCCTTCCCCCACTGATCCCACGACTCTCGAAGCTGGGCAATCCGACGAGAGTGAGGGGGAAGAGGAGGAGGACGAGGGCGAGCAGGTTCCGCCTCCTGCTGCGTCCTCTCCTCCTGTCGCCTCAGACCCGTTCCTGGAGCTCCCACCCGAGCGCAGAGCGGCACTTCTGGCCCTGGATCAGACCCTCATGGCCGACGAGGCCAAGCGGGCGGCGGTATTCGGGATCATCACCGAGCAGAAAGCCGCTCCCGAGCAGGCGAAACTCCCCGATCACATCGACCCCGACTCGTTCGAGGCGAAGATCTGGCAGGAACAGCAGGAGATCAAGGCTTCCCTCGGCCAGATGAGCCAGGCCACCCGTGAGCAGAACGAGGCTTTCGTCAAGCAGCAGGCCAATACCGCGGCCATGCAGGCGGGAAACGCCTTCACCCAGAAGTATTCGGGCAAGCTGACCGAGGCCGATGTTCTCGAAATCGCCAAGTACGCAGGCCAAACCGGGCTTGCCGGGGCGATGGTCTCCACTCCCGAGGGGAAGAGGGACCCGGTAGCCGCCTACGGCCAGGCTCTCGAGGCAACCCTCTGGAGCAATGAGTCGTTCCGGGCCCGCGTGATGGGCGACGACGCTCCTCCAACCCCTGTCGGAGACCAGCCCGAGGCCAAAGAGCGCAAGCGCAAGTTGAGTGCCATCAGTTCCTCCGCATCCCCGGTTTCGGGACCCTCTCCGAAGAGAAACGCCGCGGAGACCGGAGTTGATGGTAGGTTGACCGAGAAGTCGAGACAAGATCTGGTAAAGGAGCTGGCAAACGGAATGGCCAGACAAAGCGAAGGAGCCTACTAGTAGATGGTTACTCCAACCGGAGTTGACACGATCACGTCGATTTCTCGACGGATCATCCGAGAGGAGGCGACCGATGTCTACTACCTCGGGTCTCCCTTCACCTGGAGGTTGTTCCAGCAGAACCGGGTGAAGAGGCGTGGCGGTCTTCACATCGAGTCCCGGTTCATCTACCAGCCCTGGGCGACTGGTGGTGCGTTC